GTGCCTCTTGTTGTTTGATCTTGTTGCTCATGTAACTAGACCACATCTGCATACAGTAGTTACTGAACAACATAATCTTGTCATCCTGTTCCTTATAGTATACCAGATATTCAGACCAATTGGTATACTTTTTTAGCTCAGGTATGTAGAACTTTGCTCTGTACGCTGGGTGTTCATCCTTCACAGCTTAGGCACTCCCCATCTTCGAGGTTGATTCTAGGGATCTTGATGTTAACATTTTCTGTATTTCTAGCCGCTGTAGTTCGCAGGTAATACATAGATTTGAGTTTGTTAGCTCCCGTCCAATGTACATGATTAACATACTCCAAATACTCATCGTGTACCTCCTGTGATGCTGTAGCCGGTGGTGGCTCAAAAAATAAGTTTACTGACTGTGCTTGGCAGACGTACTTTTGTCTTTGGTAGGCGTGTTCGATAACCCAAATCTGGTTAAGTTCAGGCGCTGTCTTGAAAACTTCTTTCTCTTCTTCCGATAGTTCCGATAGGTCTTTAACAGAGCCTTCAGCAGCAGCAATATCTTTCCACGTTTCTTCGGTGTTGATACCTTTACTTTCAAGTAGTTCCTCCAAGTATTTATTTTTTACTTTAAATGAGCCTGTTAAAGTTTTGTGCGTAAATACGTTAGCCCTTGTAGGCTCAATACTAGGACTTGTTCCACCGCATATAATACTACTACTAGCATTAGGGGCAATAGCAAGCAGATGGGAATTACGCAAGCCACTACCAGCCATGTCAGGAGCCTCCCCACGGTTTCCAGCCAAACTTCTGGAAGCATTTTCAGCTCTTTCTTTGATTGTTTTAAACGCTCTATTGTTAAAGCTGGAGGCGTACATTCCCTCAAAAGGGATTCCATTACGTTGAAGGTAACTATGAAAACCCATTGCTCCAAGACCGACCGCACGTTCTCTATATGCGCTATAAGCGGCTTTTGCAAAGCCTTTTTTACTAGGTGGAACATAAGTTTCAAATTCCTTAAAATCTAATTTTCTTGGTTTAGGGTTTTTTCTAAGATTATGAATAGCATAATAGTGCTCTTTATTTGTAGCATTAGTTACAAAATGTTCTATGATGTTATCAAGCATTGTTATTAGATCAGCAATAAACTGCTCGTCATCTTTCCAATCATCAAAGTATTCTAGGTTAACGCTAGACAAGCAGCACACTGCTGTACGATCTTCACTGGTTGGTAGTGTAATCTCAGAACATAGGTTGCTTTGTCGTACCTCTAGCCCTATGTCCTTCTGTAGCTGCGGTAGGGCCTCATTACAGCGGTCTAGGTTAACAATGTATGGTTCACCTGTCTCTGCCCTAGTGTGTACTAGCTGCCACCACAAGTCCCTAGCAGATACAGTCTTGACTGCCTGCTTGGACTTAGGATCTATTAATCTCCAGCTATCATCAGACATGACGGCGGCCAAGAATTCGTCTGTGATTGTAATTCCATTGTGAAGGTTAAGGCACTTACGATTAAGATCGCCCCCAGTAGTCTTTCGCATAGCGATAAACTCCTCCACTTCTGGGTGGCTAATGTCCATATACGCTGCATAAGATCCTCTCCTTGTTATGCCTTGGTTGAAGGCAAGCATTTGACTATCTACGACATGCATGAAAGGTATGCTGCCAGTAGACTGACTACCGTTAGAAGTTGAAACGCCATTACTTCTAACAGCACCCCAATATCCACCCAAGCCTCCACCTCCACTAGCAAGCCATATGTTCTCATCATAGTGATCAGATAAACCACGCCTTGAATCAGGAACATAATTGAGAAAGCAGCTAATAGGTAAGCCACGTGTGGTTCCCCCGTTACTAAGAATAGGAGTGCTAAAACCGAACCAGCCCTTGCTTGCGTAGTCATAAAGCCGCTGTGCAAGATCGAAGTCAGTATGTCCTTGATACGTTGCGCCATAGACCGACGCTCTGGCGAAGGCTTCTTGTGCATGTGTCTCTTCCTCCCAGAAATAACGGTCTTTTAATGTTTCAAGAGAGAACACATTAAGATCTTTTTCTCTATCGTAGTCAATTTCTATCCCCAGATAGTTCTGCTTGCCAATCTTTGATGTCATCCAAATCATCCTTCTCTTTTAACTGGGCTTGCCTGTAGCCCTTGGTTCTTGCTTTGTTTTGTTTCTTATTTTTAACTTTGTTTCTTTTATGAAACATTTCAGTCCTTTCTGCTTTCCTATCCCAACTTGTCACCCGGATGCTCCAACATGTAACGAATCAAACGCTCTTCATACCAACGGGCCTTACGTAAGTCTTCTATAGGCTTACCTTTGTAACGACAACGCCAGTTATATTTTAGTGCATTACCACGCAAGTATCCAATGTACTCATCGTGTGTAAGCATACCTTGGATAGCATCAATACATTCCATACCGCCATTGTTGTAATGCTCTGGTCTGTTAACATTATCAAACTTAGTGCTGTTATCAGGTATGTTTTCACCAAACACAGGGTGATGATTAGGTTCGTTGTCATCATAGATATGATTCCATGTGTCAGCTACAGGTGTTGCGGTTTTTTTCCTAAGTGCATTCCACTCTTCTGGTGTTGCGTCATCAATGCTCATTGCATCTCCACAGTTAGTTTATCATTTCGTTTTTTAAACTCTTCAGAGTCTTTAGCTTTAACATCAATCCAACTATCTGGGATTGTGTCTTCACTAAACCATCTAAAGTCATTAGCCCAAGCCCACTCACCGTGTGATCTTTTAGTGCCGTCTTTACGGCGCTTAGCTCCCGGCATAGGGGCATCGGGATTTGCAAACAAGAATACCAACTCAGTATCTTTGGGTAATTTTTTTCTTACCCAAATATATTTATTATATTCTTGGAAGTCCCAGAACCTACCTTTAGATTCTAAAAGGATTTTTTTACCTTCAATATGGCGAACAAAGTCTGGCTCATACTTGTGCTCAATTACATAAGGTACTTTATCTACATGGTGCTTCCAATCTTTTAAGATTGATTCGTGAAGAAGCGCCTCCCATATAGAATCATACTTATTACCGTCAGGCTTTATAAGCTTTTTAGGGCGCGGCACCCGTCTTTTCCTAGCGCCTGATTTAATTTTTGCCATAGATATACTTCCTATAGCTGTTATTAAACATTGTATAATCTATATTGTTTAAAGTGTGCCCATCTTTTATCATTTTTTTGAGCACGGACACAACCCAAGATCGGGTGTATATACTTTTATATAATGTTTTATTGTTGTAGATATACTCTTGTTGGGACAAGAAATCTTCTACGTTAGCAGGCGTAATTTTATTTTGGTCTTCTTCGGGGACTAAAGTGTGCATCCAATCAGCTAGAATATCTAGACTTTTTTTACGGATCAACTTCATAGTTTTACTGTTCAACTATAGCTTCCTTAACTCTAGGGGCGTTAACAACTTTGGTGAAGTACGTCAGACCTTTAGAGTATTCAAATACCCTAAGCCCCTCACCATCATTACTGTCTGCCCAGCAATTAAATTTATGGGGACAAAACACGCAGGAGCGTGGTAGCTTTTCGTTACCTTTTACTCCTTCGGGTATAGGATTATAGCATTTTTCTGGAGGGGAGTCAAGCTTTATAGCCTTCTTTAAGTTTTTTATTTTACTTTTAATAGAAGGCTTATCCATATCATCAGGGCGGAACAGACACAACTCTCCGTTTTCTTTGTTGATCACAAGAAAGCCGCCTGATTCTGTCCCTTCATGGGCCTCGTATCCCGCTAACTGTGCCATGTATCCGAAGTCATCTTGTTCTGCTAAGGTTCCTTGCGCAAACTTTTTGAATGCAAAACCAGAAGCAGTCTTTACGTCAACTACTTCACCATCAATTTTACAGTCCATGTGGCCTGTAATCCCCTCCACTACAACTTCTTTTTGCTCATCAGTTACTGTGTGCCCAGCCAAACGCACAAGCATAAGAAGTAATTCCTCTAGAATATGTCCGTAAAGAAATTTAATCTGCGTGGAAGCTGAATGTTTTTGTACATGATTACTATTATTAATATCATACCAAAGCTGCCTTGAAGGTTTCCCCACGTTACTCATACGCAGCCCCTTTGTTTGTGTCCTAGGCGTAGCCCAGTGTACCAGAGCGGACTTCATATTCTCACCAAAGTTATATATTATATCATCAGTAAGATCAATATCTTTACCTTCAGACAGTACATCAAGGGTAGAGTATATGTCTTCTACTAAAGTGTCTAGAGTTTTAGAAGAGTTCAAGCTGCCCTCCCTCATAAAATAACTTATTAAGTTCATCAACAGCTACGGTAGATCCCATATAAAACCATTCTCCTTTACGTCCACGGCCCTCTAGGGTAAGCGCATTGTGTGCTTTGCTCTCAGCCTCGCGTCTGTCAGAAACTTTATAAGATTTTATAATTTCATAGTCTCTATAAGGTGATGATGTTTGATATTGTTTTAATCTATCTTTAGAATCTACAGCCATACCTACCTTAACCCAGCCCGGAAACGAAGGGTTATACATAATATATACTTCTCCTTCTTTAGATCTTTCATAGTTTTCTAAAGAACTAAAAGCCGCATCAGTAAAGCCTTTGTATCTTCCGGGCTTGTGTAAAGGATGAGCTTGTGATATATAATTACCGTCTACCCACATTCTATTAGAGTTTCTTTTTTCTTTAACAGAAGTTCTTTCTCGGATGTGCCCTCCAGTATGGATACTAGAGCCATCTTCGGGGTAGTAATACCACCAATCCCCATCCTCAAAAACATGCTTACCTGTTCTAGTGTGTTTCTGACCAGTTGCTTCCGACATGATAATCTCCATCTAGCGGACAGTTAAGTCCTAATTGTACACCGGCTTCTATTATAGCACCGATACCTAAGTTTCCCACAGTGTCAGCTATAGTTTCTTCTGCTTCGACCTGCCATTCATCGTGGACATTGGCGACAACAGAGGCATCTAAATCTTTTATTTTGTCTGAAAAAATAATTAAGGCTTTCTTCATAACAATAGCACCGGCACTTTGTAACAATGTATTCAAAGCTGAATGCTCGCTGCGAACAATAAGCTTGCGACCATCAATACCTTTTATGTATCCTTTCTTGGATGCTCTTCCAACTTTATCTTTAAGAGATTTGAATGATGGAAGATTATCGAAGAAAGATTTTCTAAGTCTTGCACCAACGTCCCTACCTCCTCCAGCCACGCTTCCAAGCTTAGGATCTCCTGCTCCGTATAAGAGGGCATATATAAATGTCTTTGCCTGATTTCTAGATTCAAGTCCTGCAAGCTTTTGGTTAGCTGTGTGGACATCTCCGTTAATGATTTCATTTGTGTACTCCTGATCGTCCATATAATGTGCAAGCATTCGCAACTCAAGACCACTAGCATCAATACCAACAAGCTTGTAGCCTTCGGGGACAGTCCAACAAGCCCGACATTCCTTACCGTACTCAGAAGATAAGCTAGGAACTTGGGCCATGTTGGGACTGTTGTGTGTCATCCGTCCTGTAATAGTACCGTTAGAATTTATATATCCCCTTACTCTTGAGTCATCGTCACACTCTTTTAACCACGAAGTTATAGAAGCTAAACGCTTTTGTAACATTAAGTATCTTGAGATCAATTGTGCTTGAGGTATATTTTTTATTTTATTTAGTACACTTTCATTAACGATAGG